CGCAGGTGTCTGCAAATCGGGATTCGACGCCGACTGGGCGGAACAGGATACTCCTCTGAGTAAACTGCCCCTCCTGGTCAATGGTGACGATTGCCTTATGCATTACACTCCAGCCCAACGATCTCGTTGGCTCTGGGCTAGCAAATCCATCGGTATGGAACCATCTGTCGGCAAGTGCTATACTGCTGACGATTGGGTCCAAATCAATTCCGCGGGATTTATTTACAGAGGGGGAAAATGGGAAAGAGCGCCCTATATTAACTTTGGGTTATTAGGCAAGGAGAAAATTAGAGGTGGAGACCTACGTTCCTTTACAGAACTAGGTGAGTTGGCCCGAGAGTTTCTCAAGGGCCATCCTGTACAAAAGCATGACAAGTTAATGTCAATTTTCCTGAAGTACCACAAGCGTCCCGGCGGCCTATTGCATGACGTCCCATCTGGGATGTCATACTGGCTGCCGAAACATCTTGGGGGCCTTGGTCTGCCTTGGACTAGGTCTCCTGAAGAATTAGAGGAAGCTATTAGTGGGAAACAAAGGTTGTTGGCAACCTATATCATGAACTCTCTTAAACCTGGAGGAAAAATGCTCCGCCCCTTCCCTGGGGAGGAAGCAGATTTCCCTCCTTACATCCAAGAAGCACTCCAACGGGATTCCAAACTCCAAATTCCCTGTTATAACTTAGACGTGTCTGTCCTCAAAGAGGGAGACTTGAACGTCATCAGTAAACAGGGCGATTGGGAGTCGGATTCCGACCTTAGTGCTCGGGTTGCAAGGGTCCTCGACAACTTCACTTCCGCATGTGAGGAAGAGACCGACTGTAGGTGGGTCTCTTTCGGTTCGAAAATCGGGTCGACGTCTTATTCTTCAAGTCTCTGGGAGTCCACTCTTGGACTTCCATCAGACCTAAAGGAATTAGAACGCGCCCCTTTCCGTGCGAGAAGGGTGACAGAAGAGGAACGGGCTGAGGAGAGACTGAATTTAGTCGATAGGCGTTGGCGACGTATGTGGGATCGTTGCGTTTCAGAACGGGGTGTAGCCCCGCTGGACGTGCTAATGAGTCACAACGTGCCAAAGTTTGTTCTACCCGGTGGACTTTCCGAATTCTTCGATGTAGTCCGACCGGTGCCTTACGACATTTTAGGCCGAGTTTCAGCATTGTCTGGGATGCGAGTTCAGG